ATTATTTCAGCAAGGTTATTAGCTCTTTGTCCAACCTGCTTTGCCCATGAGGATCTTAACATTTCTTGAGCAGCCGCTGGGAATTTTTTCTTGGTTATAAAGGTTAGGAAATCATTGAACTCGCTGAGCCCATTCTTTCCCAAGTTAAATATCATCTCAGTAAGAACTCCTTGTACTGTAATTGGTAAAGTTTGCCAAACTTTAGAAATATCAGCTTGACCATTTTTAGATATTAATGTCTGTGCTGAGGCCTTGGCTTTTGTTAAGTCCACAAACAATAGAGCACTAATTTGTGATTGAGTTAATTGAGCTTTACCTGATTTTATCTTTTCAGGATTAGCTCCAACCTTTTTTAATTGCTCGCTTGAGTCTGATCTTGTTAAGTTAAACCCAACACCAATCGTTGGATTGCCTCTTGAATCAATGTACTTAGCTGGTTTTGAACCTTCATGCTTAATTACTCGATCCTGAATTGACTTAATTACTGGATCGACTGGCGGCGGTGGTGCCGTAAATGACCCCAAGTACTGCTCGCCTCTAATATTCTTAATGTGAGTGTTTATTTGATCCTTGTAAGATTGGTCAAGCAATCCAAGTTCTCCATTAATTGCATCTCCAACGCTTAGATAGTCCCAATTCTTATTTGCGACTCCAATTTTTAGCGATTGATTTACTTTAACTAGAGAAGCCGAATCCGGAATTGACTTAATTGCGTTTACTAACGCTTCTTCGTCCGTTCCTGTTCCGCCAACTGCTTGTTGAATCTGTTGAGCTATTTGATCTGCTGTTACCGCAGCTTCATTTATCCAATTTTCAAATATTTTAAGATATTTCATATTAGCTAGGAAAACTGTCAAGGGCTGCATCAATCTCATCAGCCATATCAGGGCGTAGAGTTTGAATAACGTCAGCTAATGAAGCGATTAAATTAATTAACCGATGGTAGTCATTGTACTGATCGTAAGCCGTATCATTATTTTTAATTGAGATCACCTCAACTACTGTGTCTTGAATAAAGGTTAGTAATGATTCAAAATTAACCTTACTGGCAAGTTCAGACTCATCTTCTAAGTATTCAGCTTCGTTTTGTAAATAGTCATAATACTCTTGAGCCTGTTTAACTAGGCTTGCTAATTCTCCAGCTGAATCTCCAACTTGAGTATTTTCCATTTCTTCGCTTGAAATCTTTTTCAGTGCAAATACTGGAACCTTAACGGTATTACCCTTTGAGTTATTCAACTCAACTGTTGCAAAATCGTCGTCTATATCAATAACTCGACCCTTACCTCGGTAAGAATCGATATAGTTACCAATACTAATTTCCGGCGAATTATCATCAGCCATTTCTTTTCCTGGATTGTCTAAGAATTTATCAAGATCGAAATCTTCAAATAGTTTAATGTGTTTCATTATCTTCTTCCTACATTTGAAATTTTTGTTACTTGAGCATGATCAAATCCCATTCTTTCAAGTGCTCTTTTAAATGTTCCCCACGGTTTAGACTCAGGATAATCAGCTGTGCCCCATACCTGAACTACTGCTTTAGCTCTACGAACTAATTTCTCTGGATCAGTTATTAATTTAGCCATTGAATCAACTGCTCCTTGTTTAGGAAATTCTCCGCCTTTTGCTAATCCTCTAGCTCGGTCAATATCCTTTCTTTCAGGGCTCAACCAGTCAACGTTCTTGCGAGACATTGCACCAGTAGTTGGCCTTTCAGCAAGACCCATATCTGCTAAAATATCGTCTACTTCATTATACGTTTCATTTAGAAACGCGCTGTATTTTAATAAGTATTTCATACCTTTATTTATTTTTGCGCCAGGCCTTAAACCTAAACGTGTGATTTAGGATAGGATAAACTATTAGTTCTTCAGATTCATCTCCAATTTCAAATAGGTTAGCAAATACTTTAACCGATTTAACATCAGTAATCAATACTACTTTAATATCTCCAGGTCGTGCATCAGCATAGCCTTCTGCATTTGAATGGAAGGCTGACCATGAACTATAATCTGGTACAGAGTACTCAACTGTATCATTGGCCGCAAAGACCGCTCCATCAAATGTTGTTTCGTTATCACCAAGTATCTTATTCCAGAATTCGTAATCTGTGTGGCCTTTTTCAATTGAGAATCCTCTAAATATTGGAAAGTTCTTGGAATTTATGGTTTCAACGTGAGGCCATTTAGCCTTAATTATTGGCTTTAACTTCTCAACGTTTTCATCAGCCATATAGTCAAAAATATCCGAAACTAATTCGTCCTTGAATCCAAATTCTTCTAACCTATTAGCCAGATCGCCATCTTTTAGGATAAGGCGGTTAGATGATTTGAAACCTTCGAATAGTTTTAGGTACTTCATTACTTAACAAGACCTGCTTTTTTAGCGGCGCCCATAACCTTATCGACCGTGTATTCAACTCTCGAATCTTCAGGTTTACTAAGCTCCCTCTTATTTTCAGAATCAGCTAATTTAGCGATTATTTGAGTTACATCACGGTTAATTGATTTTGCGAATTTGTCAGCATCTCTAAACATTGTTAAGTACTTAATGTACATAGTATCGTCAGCCTTCTTAACCATTGCTTTATCGTCTGGGCTAACCTTTTTAGGTTCGTATTTCCTGGTCTCTCCATATTTAATTAAAGAGTAGGTTGACACATTTTTAGTTTGGTCAGCAAGACCAACTTCAGCTAATCTAGTTGCTAGTGCGGATACTATTCCCCTAAGAGTGGTTCCGCCTAATATCATATCATCGACAATTAGGAAATTTGGAGTGTTTATTAAAAGCATTCTGAAATCTTTACGATAACGAGGATCTTCGGCTAACTGTTGGTAAGCCTTTTTTGAATCACGTATTGTGTTAACTATTAAATCGTCAATGTGATGGCCTGGATTTAACAAGATTCTTGAACCTGATCTTAGACCAGATGATTTCTTAACGTATCCGGTGAAATTACTTTGACTTGGGGCCGCTTTTGAAAAGTCTTCAGAACCTGGCCATTGGTCAATCGGTAAACCTGTTTTTTCTGCCCATGCCATTGCCTCTTTACCATTCCAATAGCTAGCAACGTGATTCTTTAGATAAGAATCAAATTGCTCACGCGTAATTTTATCAGCCTTCATATAAGCTGGCCAATTAACAATATCAAGTGGTGAGTAATAGAATCTCTTTAGTACGTCAGCAACCTTTGCTTTTGGATAGAATAATTTCTGAATTGTACTTGCAATTCTCATGGCTAATGGCGAAGACGATCCAGCTGCAATGACGAATTCAATCCTTTTGTTTATAAGATCCCTAGGAAAGGTTTCCTTAACCAACTGTGTAAGTTCCCCATCAGAGATTGAGTCTTGCCTCTTTAGAGCGTCCATTAGTTCACTCTTCTTTTCAGCCTCTCCGTCCTGCATTACATAACCGTAGTACATTGGAATTTTGTTAGCTTCAATAGTGGATCTAGTTACGCCAGCTTCAGGCGCATCCTGTAATTTAATTAAATCTTCTGGAGAATCGGCTGAAAAATCAATTTCAGGTTGACCATGTTGGCCCATTTTAATTCCCTCATTTAAAAATTGTGAGTATTTAAGAATGTGTTTCATGGTATTTGATAATTAGTTCGCCGATTGCCTCAATCTTACCCATTACCTTTTGAAAAGGAATTTGGTCCTTTGGCTCGAATTTATCAAGGATTGTATGAAGCTCGGTGTGTAGCTTTTTTAATTCAGAGGTAGCCTCTTCGACTTTAAATTTACCAGCTGCTGCCTTTGTATAATACGGCAATTTAACCTTAAAATGGTGATATGTTAATAGAGCATCGCCGCCCTTAGTCTTTGCATTTTGCGTGATTTTTGAGGCACCGCCTAATCGATTTTTAGCAAATTGCTCAAAAGTTTCAGGAGTTTTTGCTTCAGTTACGAGATTACGATAGTTGAATTTAGTTTCAAGTTTACTTGACTCTAATTGACGTTGATATAGTTCCCAATTAAGTATGACCATTCGAGTTAACCCTAGTATTTAAGGTTATTTATACTCGATTCGTATCCTGGACTTAAATTCTGGTGGAAATTGATCGGATGCAGATTTCATTAGATCTGCAAAGCACCCGTCAAGCATGTAAGTGACCGCCCAGTCCTCTGGCGTACGAATTGATCGACCAACTCCCTGTAAAATGGCAATTGAGGTCTTCCAGGAGTACCATTTTTGACTGTATTCAAGCTTGGCAGCAACGTATTTGTCACCAAGGTGAGGGTATGGAACCTTTAAAAATATTTGGAATCGACTGTGATCATCGACCATGTTTAAACCTTCTAGAATTGAAGGCCCCATCAGTACAAGGCCCTTTTTCTTTGACATTTTCTTTAGAGCAATCTCTTTTTCTTCAGAACCCTTGTAGAGCACAATGCGTTTCTTAACATCCTTGGGAAGACCATTCCAAATCTTAGTAGTCAATTCATACGAACCTGAATGGATGATCCCAGAGTCCTCAGAGTGCTCACGGACGATTCTAGTTACTGAGTCTATTGCCCATTGTATATTCTCAGATAGAAAACGAGTTGACATTTTCTTACCTGGATAAAAAATGATTGGAGATTTCTCCCAATCAAAATGACTTTCTATCTTAAAGTACTTGGCCGACTTGATTCCATGATTTCTCATAAAGTCTCCAGCACTGCCCATTGTAGCGGTCATCAGTAATTTGAACCCGAACTTGGTAAAGAAGTGTTTCTGTAAGAGGTAGTACTCGTCAATACAGTTAAATGTGATTGATTTTTCTCCAGGATTCTTAACCAGCTTTTCAAGACCGACTTTATCAATAATGTCACAGTAGTCTTGTAACTTACAGTGAACGTCTTTGCACCAGTCGGCCATATTAAACACAGTTAGCCACTCAATTGGAATACTTTCATCCATAAATTCAGTTGAGGCAGTTTCTCTTAATGGTGCAATCGATTTTACAAGATCTCCCAGCAGTCGAGTCACTTCTCTAAGCAATTTAAGCAGAGTTGAGTGATCTTCATGTTCGTAAATTAGGTCAATTGCCTTTTGTAACCTTGCAAAATTAACAGGCGGAGTTACATGGCCAATATCGCCTAAACCTTCCACCAATTTCTCAGTTCGGCCAACTATATCTTGCGAAACGATTGGACTAAAATGGCTTTGTACAATATCTAACAGCTTGTGAGCCTCATCGCATACGACAAAGTCTCTTTGTGGAAACGGCGAGCCCTTACCCTTGTTCTGTTGCTGATTTTCAACGTAATTACGCTGAATAAGAGCATACGGATAGGTTAAGAGAGAGACTGGCGACTTGATTGACTTCTTGCGTGAGGTTAAGTAGCCACATTGTTTAAAACAAGGCAGCGATTCAGCAGCTTCATACGAAGTTCCTTTATTTTTGCACTCGCCAACTGAAAATTTTTCACCGTTAACAACACAATGGTAGTTATCAACGCCTTTGATATTACCCCAATTCCATAGCTGCATTTTTCTGAAATCTTTGACGTATTGTTCATGTAATGAAAGATCCGAAGCAAGAATATAGCCGCGATTGCCTTTGAACGCTAAAAAATCAGCAAACACCATTGCAATTACTGATTTACCTGAACCAGTCGGCGCATCTAGCAAGTAAATACCGTTAGGATTGTCCTCGTATGCTGCGATAATATCAAGTATTGCCTCTTGCTGCTGAGGTCTGAACTCCAGGCCAGGATGCTTGCCTTTTATGAATTGTTCAAATTCGGTTTGGAGTTTAGTCATTTGTTAATTCTACTGCTTTTATTAGTAAACTTGCCGTTGCGTAATTTGTTGCAATTGGAATATTATGTACGTTACATAGTCGAAGTAACATCTGTACGTCAACCTCATGTGGATGAGAAGACAATGGATCAATAAAGAAGATCACTCCATCTACTTTGCCTTCAACTATTTCTGCTGCAATTTGTGCATCTCCGCCTTGAGGGCCTGAAAATTTTCTTTGTACGCTAAGCCCAGCATGCTCAATGTGAGCACCGGTTGTACCAGTTGCGACAATACTGTGCTTCTTAAAAAAATCAAGGCGTTTCATGATAAATGCCACCATGTCCGCCTTTTTATTATCATGTGATATTACTGCTATTCTCATATTTTAATCATGTGTAACTTTTTCTTCTTATCATAC